GCGACAAACTTCATTGAGTTTGCGAATGTCTCCATGTCGAGTGCAGATGTCGAGAACGATTTCGCCATGACATCTGTGACGCGACCAGTTTCTGATGCGTCAAGACCGAATGCTCTGAGTGTAGAACCAGCGACTTCTGCCGCTCTTGCGAGATCAGAACCAGATGCTTGAGCGAGAGCGAGAGTTCCTTCAGTGACTTTTGTGATCTCTGTTGCACTGAAACCGAGTTTTGCGAACTCTGTTTGAAGAGACGCTACTTCTCGAGCAGTGAACATTGTTGAAGAGCCTAATGCTTTCGCATTGTCTGAAAGCATTTTGAACTCTTCTGCTGTTGCACCAGAGATCGCTTTGACTTTTGACATCTCTGCTTCAAATCCTTTGAAGACATTAAAAGAGACAGCACCAAGAGCAACAAGTGGCGCAGTCAGTTTCATCGACATATTTTTGCCGGTTGCCTGCATCTTCTTGCCGAGTCGATCCATTGATCGCTCTGCTTTTGTCAGCCCTTTTTTGAATGGCGCGATGTTTGCCGTTAGGCGAAAATTAAGACTTGAGAGATTGGCCATGCTTTAGTTTTGCGCGTTCGTTTCTTTTGTTTATGACATCAATGATCTCTCCTTTCGTCCAGATATTGTGCTTTTTGTTTTTACTCTCCCAAGGAAAGACAATCAAATCTCTTGCCTTGATCGATTTCTTTGTGTGAACATTCAACAGAAGCGTTGTTTGCCAACGCGTTCTTTCCCATTCACTTTGTTCTTTTCTATTCTCTCGCTCATTGAATCCGCTGACTAAATTTGTCCACTCTCTCGGAAGCAAATCATAAAATTCAAAAGGTCTGAGCCCAATCTGGCCGAACGCGAATGATTCGAGATCGTCCCAAGTCGCTTTCTTTTTGTTGTGATCGCGTCGGCCTATTTCTTTTTTTCTGACTTCGTGCTGTATTGTTCTTCAAAAACAGCAAACACTTTTTCAATCAGTTCTTCATCTTCGTCAATCCAATCTGCAATATCTGCAACGTCATAGCGAAAATGTATTTTCTCTTTTCTTGCCCCATCTTTGAAACCGCAAAACATGAGCGTGATCGCTTGATCAAGTGTCATGTCATTGCCTAAGTCTTCAAGTTGTGACAAAGTTGTTCCAGTCATTTTACTGAATTCGCGAAGTGCATTGAACCCAAATCTGACTGCGTGTTTTCTTTCGTTTGTTTCTATTATCTGAACCATATTTGTTGATGTTGTTAAAAAGAGAGCATCTCTCGATGCTCTCTCTGTTGTTTAGTATTAAGCGACAGACGCTTGAGTCAATACGCCAGTTCCGGTAAATCCGAACGAGTATGTCACGTTTTCTTCAACCCCCGCTTCTTGTTCGTAGCTTACGAGATACGCGTCGCCAGTGTAGTCAATCTCACCACTTGTTTCAGAACCGAATTTCACTTTCACAAGTGTACGGTTTGACAACAAAGTAAACAGATCGTCTGGTGTGTCGTAATCTCCAGAGATTGAGTAGGTGACAAGTCCGTCGCCACTAAGTGACCACGCTTTGAGACCTTCAAGATTCTCTTGCCATCCAGAAGAGTCTTTTGTAGTTGTGTCGCGTGTCTCCATTGAAACACTTAATGATGCCGATGTTGCACGGCCGATGATGTCGTAAGTTGTTCCGCCATCTTCGCTGATTTGAATCACAACGTCAGTTGAGTTCATGATGCTTGTTGCAGCCATTTTCTTTTGTTTTTATTTTATTATTCAATTATTAATCAAGTGAAACGCGAAATATCAAATCTACTTGAGAAGAGAAAGTTCTTTCGTCATCACTAAACAAATCGCGCTCACCGTCGAATGAGCATGATTGTACTTTAATGCTTTCAATCGTTTCATTCATGCGAACGAATGCGCTTCTAATATACGAAACTGCGTTCTGCGTGTCAGCATATGAAGTCGAAACAATTGTCACTCTGACATTCATTTCATCGAGATGTGAGTCGCTGTCTTTTGAACGCTGTGCGTCATTGACAACAATCTCATAAATCGCGAAAGGATGTTGTGCTGTTTGCGCGCCAACGAGTGGATAGACTCTACCGCTGAACAAAGTGTTCAGATCAGAATCATTGTCAAACTTGTATTTGATGACCTTACCAATCATTTGAGTGACGCTTTTACTTGTTTATCAAGAAACGCTTTCATCAGAGACTTGAATGTTGTTCTGACGAGAGAGAGCCCTCCTTTTTTTGCTTTTTCAGCAAAGCCAAAGTTGGCTCCTTTGACATATTCTCCGTACTTATTGATGAATCCGTATTCAACAAAGTGAGCAAACCAACCACCTTTTTCTGGATCAGAATATCTGCCTTTCACTCTCGCACCTACTGAGAGCGAAGAGAAAGTCTGATGTTTTCTGACTCGCGTGTTGATGATACCGATCGACTTCTTGAGTGTGCCTTTCGGTATCTCTGCATACACACCGCCGTATCTGTACACTTTGAAACTTGATTCATCAGTGATGTTCGCTTTGAAACGCGCCACCATAGGCTTCAGAGACGCTCTCTGAACTTTTCTGATGTCTTTAGTCTGAACACTATTCGCAAGAGCGTCAAGCTCTTTAAATGCACGTTGAAACTCACGCATGAGAACGTCTTCTTCAAAACCAATGAAGTTCTTGCCTTTGACAGAACTTCTCGACATCATTCTTTCAGCAGTTGTTCCCATGATCAGTCTGTGAGTCTTGTCTCAATACGTTGAAAAGAATCTCTTGATTCATCGCTGATGATCGCTTCAATTTTGTACGTCTTATTGTTGTAGACGATCCGCATCTGTTCATTGATGTCTGATCGATAGCGAATGAAAAAATGTACTTTTTTCACTGCAACGAGTTGATCAGACTGCTCATTTTCAGATCCAGACTTTTCAACGACTTTTGACCATACTGAAGCAAGTGTTGTGAACGACTTGTTGAGTTGTCCAAATGCATCAGTTGAAGACGTAAACGTCTGAAGCGTGATTCGTCTATCAAGTTGTCCAGCTTGTTTGATCATCAGAATGTGAAGATTCTGTACGGGTTCCATAAATACTCTGAAGCAGTCGGCAATCTCTTCACGCTGTCAGCGCGTTGATCGTAAAGATCAGAGATGACGAGCATCATTCCTTGAATCAACGGTTTTGGAATCGCTGAGACATCTGTGCCGACGACGTATCTGACGATCACTTGATTCACTACACCAGCAGCCGCAAACCAACCAGCAGTTGATTGCACTCTTGCGGGTTCTGAGATCAAGTCAGTCACATACTGATCAGAAGTCAATGAGACTTCAGATCCAATTTCATCGACATACTTGACTGAAGATATTGAAGTGACTGGTCCTCTTGACAGATAAATCAGATTTGACAAGTTGTTCCATGAATTTGTAGGGAACTTGTCAAAATATTCATCAATTGTCGTGCTGACAAGAATTCTTCTTGTGTACTCTTCACACATCTGTCGAGACGCAGTGATCAAAGCATTGATCAAGCTGTCGTCATCTGAGTGATCAACACGCAAAAAGTTCTTTGCTTCAGCAAGAGTGATTGGCTCAGAGGCCGCCGCAGTTACAATATCAAATGCCATTGTCTATCGTGTTTCCTTTTTCGTTGTTTTCTTGACTGCTTTCTTTGCGCGTGTCTTCGCTGGTTCAGCGATCACTTCACAAAACTTTGCATTCAAGAAGTCGAGCGCCATCTCTTCTGAATGGAGCTCCACTACCGCATCTTTGCGATAGTGGAATCCATTTCCAGAGACAGATTTCAAAAATCTGACTTTCATGATTAGGCTTGAGCCAAGTATTTCACTGCACGAGTGTCAAGAACTTTTGAGTCCTTACGAGCATATGAAACAAATCCTACCTCGAGTTCATCCATGTAACGCTCATTCAAACGTACCATCTGAACACCACCAGCAGAGCGAACAACAAACTTGCTGAAGTCAGCCGCCAACAATGTTTTCTTGCCAGTCGTAATTGCTGACTCCATATCGTTGTTATAGTAGATGTTATATCCGAACAACTTGTCTGGCTGTCCCGCTTCCATTGAAGGAATAAAGATCGGGAAGTCATTTGCAGAGCCAAGACCTAAAGCACGAATGGCCGCGATCACGTTGTCGTGAGCCATAAGACCGAATGTTGGCTTGTTGCGGTAGCTTGGATCGATGCTGTGAATCAAGTCAAGGATGTCATCAGCCGCGATTGCAGTTGCAGAGGCCGCAGTGTTTCCTAAACTTGCGCCAGTGATGATCCCTTGTGGCTGGCTTGGGAG